GAAGCAATTGATCCATTTGATTTCTGGCAAGGTGCTAACTTCAAGTTGAAGGCAAAGAACGTTGCTGGTTATAGAAATTACGATTCTTCTGAGTTTACTCCTGTTTCTCCATTATTGGATGATGATGATGCACTAGAAGGACTCTGGAAGAAAGAGCACTCTCTTGCAGAACTTGTTGCTACAGATCAGTTCAAGTCTTATGATGAACTTAAGACTCGTCTAAGTTATGTTCTTGGTAATAAGAAAGTTACTCAAGATGCAGAAACTGTTGATGAAGACAATGATCGTGGTGAAGCAGAGCAGTTAGTAACTGCTGCTGTTACTACTCCATCAAGCACAGATGATGAAGACGATGCAATGTCGTATTTCTCTAAACTCGCTGCTGAATAGCACAAGAAAGGGGTCTCACGACCCCTTTTTTTATGGCATTGTAACGTTTGTATTTTCCGTCTTTGCTAGATTATCATCTATTGCTTGAGATGATTCTCCATATACCATTATATCTCTAAAGTCATTTAAGAACTGTTGTAAATAATCTGATTTAAGTAGGAATATACTTCGCTTCTCATCATTTAGTCTAACTTCATAATCAAAATTAGATATCCCTGTTCTAACACTAGTTCCGTTTACTGTTACAACCCCAGTAGTATCATAATATTTAAATTCAAAGTCAG